CGTCCTTCGGAATCCCCATGTGCTCGCGGGCCATGTCGCGAATCTCAGGCGCAAGCGGCTTGAGTATGTTGGTCTCTACGCCGTGCGGGACGTAGAGCGGGTCGAACTCGAAGTTCTGGAGCCGGGTGAAGCCGAACCGCGACATAGCGATTGGCCGAGAGTCGAAGGCCTTGAGAGCGCGAATGACTCCGGGGGGTACGGGGTCATGGTCGACGGGACACCAGGACGCAATCTTGAGCCCCTCGTAGTTGGCGATACCGCCGTAAGCGGCCTCTAGCCACGTCCAGACGTCCTGGAGCGTGATGACCTGGACGCTACGAAGGTCTCCGTCCTCGGACTCGCGATTAACGATACGCGGGAGCGCCCATTTGTTCAGCTTGGAGACGTCGCCAGGGTAGACCTTGATACCTTCCCAGGACGTGATGCAGCCCTCGATACCGGCATAACCGGAGATGACGACATCGTGGCCGAGAGCCTTGATTCTCGGCGTGAACATGGCCGTCTGCTGGCCGTAGCCGGTCCCGATCCAGGGCGCCACGCTGTTCCAGACGATCTTCAACGAGTCTCCCCGTGCTTCGTGAGGAGCAACTCGATGATTCGATCCAGGCGCTTTAGGATCAGGTCTAACTGAACAGCGTTCATGCTGCCTCCTATGGCTCCGCTAAGAGGGTGTGGGGCGACCACCGGGCCGCAGCCGCCCCACGCTGTTTCAAGGACTAGGCCTTGATCTGGAGATGCACGAAGGCCGCAGCCGTCCGCACATCCGAGGTGTTCCGCCACCGAGCGAGAAGACCACGGTTGCCACTCGGCAGGTTTGCGTTCGTTGCGAACATGACCGGGACGGGCTCAACGCTCATGCCGATTCGGTCGATGATCGTGAACTCGTTGAAGTCTCCGAACGTGAGACACGTTGCGGAGCCGGTGATGTTGGTTCCGGTCTGCGAGAAGGAGTAGTCACTCCACTCGTAGGCCGGACGCCCGACGAGCGTTGCGGGCTCGTCATAGGCGAGCTGAACCCACAAGTTCGCGCCGCCGGACGTATCGAGCTGCCTGATCTTCTGATAGGCACCGAGAGCGCCGGTGAACACGGCCTGTGCCCGCCAGCGCGGGGTCAGCGTGTTGATCATGTTGTAGAGATCGCCCACGACGATTGCGGACGTGTTGGTCGAGACGAGCGTGCCCGTCGCGGCGCCAACCAGAAGTCCCTCGGGCTGGTATGAGGCGTGCCCCAGACCCTTCAGGAACTTGGTGCTTTCGAGCTCGTCCTTCGCCGTAGCGAACATGCGAGCCATCTCCGACTGGAGCGAGCCCCAGTCGTCGTCCAGCTCCATGCTGTACTGCACGAAGGCGCGAGCCTGCTCAACGTCAGCAGAAGGCTGCGAGAGCGTCGGGCTGTCGTCCGAAACCTCCGTCGACTCCTGGTCATAGGAGGCCGTGACGCCGGCGGACGTGACGCCGTACCACTTGTTACCCGTGATCTGGATAACGCGAGCGATCTGGCGCACCGGATTGATGGCACCGTTGGAGGTAAGCGTGACGGTCGGATCGACCGTGTACGGGACCGGATACTGACCACCCTGGGTCGCGAGGCCGATGGCCGTTCGCTCTTCGTTGGTCAGGGACAAGCCCGAGCTGTCGGCAAGAGCCTTGCCGAATGCACGCTTGTAAGCGGGAGAGCCGGTGCGGAGAATCCGCTCGGCAATCGCGCCCTTGTTGTCGACTCGCTCGATGAGATCAGCGACGCGATCCTTTGCGCCCTCATCGGGGAAGTTGGACGTGTCGATGGAGCGAAGCGCCCGCTCACGCAGGTCCTCGCGCATCGCACCTTCACTTGACCTGTTCAGCGTCTCCATCCGATAGATGTCGTCGCCACGGGCCACTCCGCTGCGGTTCGTGTTGAAGCTGAAGACAGGCTCCCGCTCGACGTTCTCGTCGCGAGATGCGTGCTTGGCGACGGCGGCCGCGCGAGCCTTGAGCTCACGCACCCTCGCCTCTGCCTCTTTCGCCTCTGCGTCGAGTGCCGCGAACTGCTCACGCTGTTCGGGATCGAACGGGCGACCATCCGCCTCCGTATGCATCCGAGCCATTGCGTCTGCAAGCTCGGTGTGACGGGCGGAAAGCTCCTCCACGGACCGAAGCTGGTCTAGCTCAGGGAACTCAGCCATTCCAGGTAGTCCTCTCTGGAGTTGAACTTACGGTTGATTACGCGGCGCTCCGGTTGAGAGGTGGCTGGTGCCGGCGTCTCGGTGGAGGGTGCGTTCTGCCCGGTAAGCCGAAGCAGAGCCTCGGCAATCTTTTCTGGGTCGAGCTCGGCCAGGATGAACTCGTCGGTGAGCGATCTGACGCCCGCCGTAGCTCCCTGGTATGCGGGAAACGTGACGGGGCCGAACTCCATGACCTTGGCCTCAAGAATCGTGCGCTCCTGGATGCCCTCGGGGTTATGCTCGGAGCGTTCCGGGGTTCTCTCGACATCCTCGCGCATCACCTTGAAGCGGAACGAGGAGCCGTAAGAACCTGCTTGGAGGCCGGGGAGTAGATCCTTGTTGTAGGACGTGTCGAAGAGCGGGACTTCGTAGTAGGCCCCGCGCTCATCCGAGCGCAGTTCCTGAATCGGTCCGAGGACCTTGTCACCGATGGACGGGTCCTTGCCGTGATTGAAGAGGACGCGCATGTGGCGCGTGTTCTCCGAAAACGTCTTGTCGAACGCGGTGGGCGCGACGCGTTCGAGGAAGCGGCCCTCCCATGAGGAGTTGATCTCGGTCCACTCGTTGAAGACCGCGAAGTGACCCGACATGGTCGGCATCCCCGCGCCTTCGTCGCGCAATTCGATCTCTGCGGGGAACAGCCCGCGGACGAGGTTCTCGCGCTTGTAGTCGCGCTTGTCGACCGGCTCGGTACGGCCCCTAACGTTGACCGTTACCTTCCCGGCCGTAGAATCGGTCGGCATTCTCTAGCCTTTCGGGCCGTTTACAGGATCACCGCGTAAGCAGGTACGCGGCTTCAACGAGCTCGTCTAGATCGCGCTCGTCACGAGCGGCCCGGTAAATCACAGGTTCAGATTCCTTCTTTGCCTCGGATTCGAGGCGCATTTCCCAGTCAGCGCCAGCAGCGGCGAGACGCACGGTGCCGCCCTTAGCCGTTGGGACTAGGAGCAAGGCAGGCTGGCAAGCCCGAACGAAGATCCTCGCCGTCCCTGCGCGGAAGCGCTCCAACCGCGGCGGCTGGAGCTGCTTGTGCCGCGCGGTGTTGGTTGTGGAGAACGGTAGGTCTTCGGAGGGCGGCGGCGGAGTGACTCCGGCATGAGCGCGGGGCTTGAAGAGAAGTAGGAGGCTCATCCGTCACTACCCGAGGATGGGGCGGGGCACGATGAACCACAGGGATGTCACCTCAGATGACTCGTCTGTAACTCAGCCGCGATTCGGCGTGAACACGAGTCGCATTGGCACTGGACGTGTTCTGCGCCCATCTGAGAACGAATGTCCCATCTGCTGTCGCGAAGTTTGACCAGCCGCGCGCTGTAATGATGCGCTTGGAACCGTCAGCAGACGCCAAAATCGTAGTAGCGGGATTATTGCTCACTGAATTTACGCCCGTCCCGCCCGTGTTAGTGTACGTAGTTACAGCGTTGAACGCGAAGACTGTCGCCGTGTTTGCTGCCCACGCGATTTTGATATCCGGTGTGCCCGAGTCCGCCGGTTCGGAAAACACGAGCACAAGCTCGAATTCATAGAGTCCTCCATTTACAACGTTGAACTGAAGCACGCCGTCATCCGCAAAGGACGTATTTGACGACACGTCCTCGTCGGCTCCGCGCGTGATCACTGTGTCCCATTCACTGCTGCCGCCTCCGAATTGCTCTAGCGGCACTAGCTGAACTCCGTAATCCGTGCTGCTCCATCCGAAGCAACTACCGTCGACCAAAGGCCGGTCACTGTGCCCGTATAGTTGAAGGGCACCTCGTAATATGAGTATTGCGTCAGTCGCGCGGTATAGTCCGTGGTACTCGCATTGGAGTTGAGCGCGAGGTACAGGTTTCCGGTTGCGTCATTCTGCACCGAGAATCCGAGGCGGCTGGAGTTGGTGTTGAGCAGCCCAACGACCGTCATGCTCGGAGAGATGTGGGAGAGCGTACCCGTGCTTGAGCGGGTTTCCTTCGTCGTAAACGTTCCGATGCCCGCTACGGTGCCCGACGTGCTGAGGCTGCCCGAGATCGCCACGGTGCCGATGGTATTGGTGCCCGCAGGAAGCGATGTCACCAGGGAACTGACGGCCACCGTTCCTGCATTGGCGATGGTTCCCAGGAAATTGCTGCCCGCAGGAAGGGCCCCGATGAGCGCGACCGTTCCTGCGGTGCTCAGGCTTCCGGCCAGAGCAACGGTTCCGATGGTGTTCGTGCCCGCAGGGAGCGCGGCCACAACCGAGGACACGGCGACGGTTCCGGCGTTGGCGATGGTTCCCAGGAAAGCATTACCGGAGGGCAGGGCCCCCACAAGGGCAACCGTCCCGAGCGTGTTCGTGCCAGCGGGTAGCGCGGCGACCAGCGACGAGACGGCGACCGTGCCCGCGTTCGCGATAGTGCCGAGGAAGTTGGCGCCCGCAGGGAGCGAGCCTATGAGCGCGACGGTTCCAGATGTAGACAGACTCCCGGCGATCGCGACGGTTCCCAGCGTGTTCGTACCGGCAGGAAGAGACGAGCCGACTGTGACCGTGCCCCAGAGTGCTGTGCCCGTGATCGGAAGCGGATTGGAGGCCGAAACCTTTGTTTGCGTGTTGTCGGCGCCGAACTCGAGCTTGACGTACTGATGTTGCGCGGTGCCGTCGTCGTCAGTGGCTACGACGTAATCAGTGAGATCGACGTTGTCGACGGTGACGTTATCCGCGATGAGACTCACCCCTCTCGAGATACTCAAGTGCAGCTCTAAGCAGCAGGGGGTCGTCGCGGAGCTTGCCTATACCCGTGTTGCAGCTATGACACAAGAGACCGCGAATCTTTCCCGAATCGTGGTCATGGTCCACATGAAAGCGCTGAGCATTGCCGTCTGGCTTATCCGTCCCGCAGATCGCACATCCGCCGCCCTGTTCCTCGAGCATCCGCTCGTAATCTTCAAGCGTCATGCCAAACTTTTGCTGAAGATAATAGGCTCTCTTGTACCGCGCGTGGCGGTGCTGATCGCGATAGGCGAGATAGTGCTCACGCTGATCTGTATTCCTACACTCTTTGCAGCGCGGTCTCAGTTTTCCTTCGCCATTGGAATGAAACGCGCTACGCGGCAGATACTTACCACAGCCCAAGCAAGGTCTCAATCCGATCACTTCATATGCTACTCGCTTTGAGTCAAGTGTGATTGATACCTCAGCCATTGATGATGAACTCCGCTACATCCCCATCGGGGTAGTCGAGGACAGGGACGGTGTTGGTGACCTTCTGCGGTCCGAGGTCGGAATACGCAACGAGTCTCCCCGTTTCGGCGTTGAAGACGACGGCGTAACGAAACTCTCCCGTGAACTTGGGCCAGCGCACGCCAGAGGCGGTTAGACATACCCGTCCGGCGCGTTCAGAGTCGATCTGACGCCCCAGCAGCCTCACCGCGTCCGTTACCTCGCCCCCGTTCAGATCGTCGCGAGAACGATCGTGAGACTGGCGAGGCTGGTACTTCTCGGAGACGAGGACGACGCGGAAGTCTCCATCCGTCCAACGAAGCGAGCCGCTGGCGAGATCGACGGCCGCGACGTCGTAGGCGAACCCGGCGGTGTCACTCATTCTCGGTCTCCTTCACCGTTCCGGTTCGTCCGTCATCGAACTCGATGTTGACTTCACCATCACCCTCGGTCACGGTGCCGCGTTCGCCAGAGGGAAGCTCGAAGCGCTTGGAGCGGCGCTTGGGCTCCTCGTACTTGACCTCAATGGTGGGGAGCTCGGGGAGTTTCTGCTCCGGTATCGACACATCCACGCGGATTGATTCCCGCTCGAACCGCGCCGGCTCTACCGTGATCGGCGCGTCCACATGAACGTCCGGCGGGTGGAAGTGCATATCCGGCATGTGGATCGTGAGATTCGTGGGCTCGACTTCGCGCTGAGGCGGGGGGAGGGCCTTTTGGGGCGTCGGGGCTGGTAGCGCGTTCGGGTCCGTAGGCGGCTGGAGCTGTACCGAGAAGAGGCCGGTGTGCTTGGTCTTGAGGACACTGAAATCCTCTCCGGTGACTGCGTCGATGACAGCCGGGGGGTCGTAACCCGCGTCGACAAGCTGCTTGATGGTTACCGACTGAAGTTGCGCGACTTGGGCGCGGTCTTTCAGATCCTCCTGAAGCGCAGGGATGTCGCGATCGTCGTACCAAAGTTGGGCGTCGGGCGGTACGGTGATGATGTTCGCAAGAGAGCCGCAGATGTTTCGCCAGAGAGGGCGGATCGTCTGGTCCGCGAAGCGTCTGCGAGCCTGTGCATAGTTACTGTAGGTGGCAGCAGCAAGACCTTCCGAGAGTCCCACGATGACAGGCGGGACTCCCAATGCCGCAGCAATTCGTGTCTCTCCCGCTCCTTGCGTGACCTTGAAGTCCACCTGCTGAAGATTCGCTCCCACCACCGTGGTGTCGGCTCCAGCACCAAGAAATAGGGTCTTGTAGGCATTGGAGACACCTCCGTGTTGCTCGTTGAAGGTCTCGATCCATTTCTTGTAAATCTCGAGGTCTTGAACGTCCAGCTTGACCGCGAGCTGCGGGGTGGCCGCGTTCTCGAAGAACTTGAGCTTGTGATCTCGCGCGGCGTTGTCGCCCATGATCTCGCGCACGATGGGCGAGAGCGGGGACATGCCACGGAAGCGAGCCTCGGGGTCGGGGGACGGCGCGAAGTGCGCCACCTCTTCGGGGAGGTAGATGACGGGGTCTTTTCCGCTCCCCGGTCCGCCCTCCTGGTACGCATAGCCGAGGACGGTGGCGTCCACGTTCCACACAGTCGCGTCAGGAGCCGTTCTAACGCCACCGATGATGGTGACCCAATCCGGGCGTAGGACCGTGAGGTTCTGTCCTCTGCGGACCGTATATGCGTTTCCCGCGAGGTCGGCGTAGAGGAGGTTGCGGGCGAGAAGATCGCCGGTCGTGCCTCCGACCCAGGGAGTTTCGAGAATGCGAAGGTCGGCGTTGGAGAAAAGCCCCGCCGGCCCAGTCGATCTACGCCGGCGAAACGCGAACGCGGACTCCGAGAAGAGCGCTATCCGGTTCTGGATGCAGGCGTAGATGACGCCGTTGGACTTGTACGCTCGAGCGAGGCCGGAAAAGGCGTAGCCGGGGTCTTCCTGGCTCTGTGTCGGGATCGTGTAGGTGACCCCGTTGAACAGGAGCTGCTGGAACATCGCAGCCCATGTGTCGAAGCCGA